CAGTATGGGAAAGGGCAGAAGTTGCTGCTAAGTTATCAGCAATTGCCTATATGAATCCTAAGCCGGCTGACACGGCATGTAAAAAATTAGGATTTGCTTCGGGTAAAATTATTAGTAGAGATGGAGCTGAAGTACTCATCGCAAAAGATAGAAATGATTTATGGTTTGCCTTTAGAGGAACAGAGCCCTCTAAGTTAAATGACGTAATGGCTGATCTTAAAGTTATTAAAAATTCAGCAGTAGCTGGAGGTAAAGTCCATGGAGGTTTCCAAGAAGAAGTCGACGATGTATGGATGGATATTGTAAAAGAACTAGAACATAATGACCAACTAAAGGTAAGAAAAGATGTATATTTTACTGGGCATAGTCTGGGTGCTGCTATGGCTACTATTAGTGCCACACGTTATGAACCTCAAGAACTCTTCACATTCGGATCACCGAGAGTCGGAGGTCAACGATTCATCAAGAATATAAAATGCGATCATTATAGATTTATGAATAATAATGACATTGTATGTAGAATCCCACCAGCATGGCTAGGATTTAGACATCATGGAGAAATGATTTATTTTAACAGATTCGGCGAAAAGGCTCTTAAGCCGACTTGGGCTGATACATTTTATGGCATTATAGAATCATGGAAAAGATGGAAATTCTTTGATGGCGTTGTAGACCATGGAATGCCTAACTACGTTAAAGCTATTAAAAAACTAGCTAAAACGGAGAAATAACATGCATTGGCTATTAATACTTACACTTAAATCAATATTATCTTCAATCATTGGTAGTTCATTCTATCAATGGTTTCAAGGTACCACTATGGGTATATGGTTTCAAAAGAAAGTCGATCAATATATGGAATACTTTGCTGTAAAGTATGACCTTGAATTGGCTAAAAAGGACGCAAAGTTTAGAAAACAATATCCACTTCAAGCTGATCGATTAGATCATCTAGAAGCTGATTTAAATACTCTAGTAGATCTTCCTCTAATTAGAAAGGCTATTATTTCTTATGTTGATAAAACTAAGGGAAAAATCAATATTGCTCCTAGTGGTGAAATGCCAATCTGGGTCGATGACAATAGCAAAAAATAATTAAAAAAACAGTTTACAAAACCTAAGTTTTATGATATAATATATAGTATTATTACTTAATTAACTGACAATGAATGATGGACAACTAAATATGACGATGCACGTAACTAAGCGTAACGGCACAACTCAGGACTTTGATTTAGAAAAAGTACACAAGGTTTTGGAATGGGCTACTGCTGATATATCTGGAGTCTCAGTATCTGAGATTGAAATTAAAGCAAACATACAATTATATGATAAGATTCCAGCTTATGATATTCATGAACTTCTCATTAAATCAGCGGCAGAGCTAATCTCTGAGCATACGCCTAATTACCAATTTGTTGCAGCACGATTAGTATCTTATAAGCTTCGTAAAGAAGTCTACGGCAAGTATACTCCAGATTCTCTTCGAAAAGTTATTATTGATAACGTATCCCGTGAAGTTTATGATGGCTCAATTATGCAGGATTATGATCCAGATGAAATCGATGACTTAGATTCTTATATCAAGCACGATAGGGATGATACATTTACTTATGCTGGTATGGAACAATTTAGAGGAAAGTATTTAGTACAAGACAGAAAAACTAAACAACACTATGAAACTCCTCAAATATTGTATATGATGATTTCAGCAACATTATTTTCTAAATATCCAAAAGAAACTAGAATTAAATACGTTAAGGACTATTATGATGCAATATCTCTTTTCTATATTTCGCTCCCTACGCCCATCATGGCTGGAGTTCGTACGCCAACGCGTCAGTTTTCGAGTTGTGTGCTTATTGAATCTGGTGATAGTTTGGATTCTATCAACGCAACTGCCACTTCAATAGTAAAATATATTTCTAAGAAAGCGGGTATTGGTATTGGCGCTGGTTCAATTAGAGCTGAAGGATCACGTGTTGGTGATGGATCAGTTGTACATACAGGTCTTATTCCATTCTTAAAATACTTTCAAGCTGCAGTAAAATCTTGTTCTCAAGGTGGTGTTCGTGGCGGAGCAGCTACAGTATATCTACCAATGTGGCATTATGAATTTGAAGATCTTGTTGTTCTTAAAAACAATAAAGGTATTGAAGAAAATCGTGTAAGACATATGGATTATGCATTCCAAGTTAATAAACTAATGTATGAACGTCTACTTACTGGTGGTGATATTACATTCTTTGATCCAAATGATGTTCCTGGTTTGTATGAATCATTTTTTGATGATCAAGATAAGTTTAAAGAGTTATACGAAAAATATGAAAAAACGCGTGCTGTACGTAAAAAGACTTTACCAGCAACTGAAGTATTTTCTACATTGATCCAACAACGTAAAGATACCGGTAGAATCTATATTATGAACGTAGATCATGCAAATGAACATGGCGCGTTTAAACCTAAAGTTGCTCCAGTTCGTATGAGTAACCTATGTTGTGAAATTGATCTACCAACAAGCCCACTATCAGATAACCCAGATGAAGGAGAAATATCTTTATGTACATTATCAGCAATCAATTGGGGATTAATCAATGAACCCAGAGAATTTAAAAAGTATTGCAATCTATCTGTTCGTGCTCTCGATGAGTTGCTTGATTATCAGTCTTACCCTGTACGCGCAGCAGAACGGGGCACTATGAATCGTAGACCACTTGGTATAGGTATTATCAACTTAGCATATTTCCTAGCTAAACGTGGTCTTAAATACGATGAAAGTGCATTTGAAGTTGTGGATGAATACGCAGAAGCATGGTCTTATTATCTAATTGAGGCTTCTCAGCAATTAGCAAGTGAAAAAGGTGAAATTCCTTTAAAAAATCACACAAAATATGCCGATGGAGTGTTGCCAATTGATACATATAAAAGAGAGCTAGATAATATATTAGAGAATAAAGAAAGACTACCGTGGAACGAGCTTCGAGAGAAACTCAAAGAAACAGGTACTCGTAATTCTACACTCATGGCACTTATGCCAGCAGAAACAAGCGCTCAAATTTCTAATAGCACGAATGGTATTGAACCACCTCGAGCATTAGTTAGTTACAAACAGTCAAAGGATGGAGTAATGGCTCAGGTAGTTCCTGGTTACCACCATCTTAAAAATAAGTATGACCTATTGTGGGATCAAACTTCCCCTGATGGTTATCTTAAGATCTGTGCGATTCTACAAAAGTACATAGATCAAGGCATTAGTGTAAATACATCTTATAATCCAGAACACTTCGATGATAATAAGATTCCTATGTCTGTAATGATGACTGATTTGGTAACAGCATATAAGTACGGATTAAAACAACTTTACTATTTCAATACGTTTGATGGGGCTGGAGAAATGACAGATGAAACAACCCATCACGCATACGATGGAGAGAGTTCACAATACGAAGAAGACGACTGCGAAAGCTGTAAAATATAAGGAAAAATAAATGGCTGTATTGAAAAAGAATAAAAAATCACACTTATTAAAGAATATGTTTCTTGATGAGGCGGTTGATATTCAAAGATATGATGAAGTAAAATATCCACAGATGGATAAAATAACAGATAAACAACTAGGTTTCTTTTGGAGACCTGAAGAAGTAGATGTATCAAAAGACAAAAAAGACTTTAACGCTCTTACAGAAAACGAACAACATATTTTTACGAGCAATTTAAAGAGACAAATTCTGCTTGATAGCGTACAAGGACGTGCTCCTAATTTAGCGTTCTTGCCTATTGTATCATTACCTGAAGTAGAGAACTGGATTGAAACCTGGTCATTCTCTGAAACAATTCATAGTAGATCATACACACATATTATTCGTAATATCTATCCAGATCCATCTTTTGTATTTGATGATTTATTATCGCAAAAGAATATTATGGATTGTGGTAAATCTATTGGTAAATACTATGATGATCTTATTGACTGTAATAATGGTCCAACAAACAAAATGGATCATAAGCGAGCTATTTGGATGGCTATGATGAGTGCTAATGCATTAGAAGGTGTTAGATTCTATGTCTCTTTTGCATGTTCTTGGGCATTTGCTGAACTTAAAAAGATGGAAGGTAATGCAAAGATTATTAAGTTGATTGCTCGAGATGAGAACGTTCACTTAGCTTCAACTACAACTATGCTAAAGCTTCTCAAGAAAGAAGATAAAGATTTTGAAAAGATCGCAAAAGAAATGGAACCACAATCAATTGCTTTATATGAAGAAGTAATTAATCAAGAAAAAGAATGGGCTCAATATTTATTTCAGAATGGTTCAATGATTGGACTTAATGAAAAGATTTTAGCTGATTATATTGAATGGATTGGATGTAAACGTATGAGAGCTATTGGATTACCATGTCCTTATGTAGTTCCACAAGCAAATCCATTGCCATGGACTGAAAAGTGGATTGGTGGCGGTAATGTTCAAGTTGCGCCACAAGAAACAGAGATTAGTTCATACGTAATTGGTGGAGTCAAACAAGATATAGATAGTAATGCGTTAAAAGGATTAAGTTTATGATGGTAGAAATATTTGGAAAAGACGAATGTCCATATTGCGATTTTGCGCTTAAAAGAGCTCAAAAACTAAACGTGGATTTTACATATAAAAAGCTAGGAAAGGATTTCACTCGGGAAGAGCTGTTTGAGCAATTTCCGACAGCACGTACATTTCCACAAATTAAAGTTGATGGAGTTGCTATAGGCGGGTGGGAGCAATTTAAAAACATAGGATAACATATGAAACGATCAGTAGTTAACTGTGAAGTTTGTTATAATAGAAGTATAATAGGTCATGACGAAGATGAGATTGTTTTATTCTGTCCTCATTGTGGCGAAGAACAGGAAGAAGCTCTAGAAGAACTAGACTTTAACGAGTAATATGACATGGCATTATCAAGGCAAAGAATGGCAATTGCCAGAAGAGTTCAGTCACAAAGACGTATATGGATTTGTGTACATGATAACGAATCGGGCAACGGGAAAGAAGTACGTAGGGAAGAAGTTCTTTTGGAGTCAGAAAACTCTAGGGATAACGAAGACAAGGAAAAGGCGTAAAAGGTTATTAGTAGAATCTGATTGGATGAGCTATTGGGGTTCTAATAAGCATCTTCAAGAAGATCATAATAAAATTGGAAGTGATGGGTTTTACAGAGAAATATTACATCTTTGTAAAACTAAAGGGGAATGTTCATACATGGAAGCAAAAGAACAATTTGATAGAGAAGTGTTACTTACTGATGATTACTATAATGGTATTATTCAGATTAAGCTTGGTGGTAACGCAGTTAAAAACTTTTCAAAATAAACGTTTACATTTGCTAAAAAGTATGATATAATATACATATTAATTGATAAGGACTTTAAGTGTGAAAAGCAACGTAATACAATTTCCAACACATATTCGAGAGGCTGCTATAGCTGATGAATATGACGAAATACGAAGCGAGTTTGAAGAATTTACAGATGAGTGTAGAGAAACATCTCAAATAATTCTTCTTATGATTGAAGAGTTATTATTAAACGATGCTAGTTCATTTGATGATATTGATTTTAGAGATAGCAATATGCCAGAATCTAAAGATATGTTTGTTATAGTCAATATGATCTCTTCAATGCTAATGAAATATGGCGGAGCGCATCATTTTTTACACGACCACTTCGATGAAATATATGATAAATTAATGGAAACAATAGGACCTGATGAATGATTTTACTTGATTATAGCCAGATAGCGCTATCTAATATTATAGTACAAAAATTAAATGATGAAGATATGATAAGGCATATGATACTAAACAGTATTCGTATGTACAATAAAAAGTATCGACACGAATACGGCCAAATGGTTATTTGCGCTGATGGTTCTGGGTACTGGCGTAAAGATTACTTTCCTGAATATAAAGGAATGCGTAAAAAGAATCGTAAAGAGTCAGATCAAGACTGGGGAGAGATATTTAGAATCTTAAATCTAGTGCGTGAAGAGTTAAAAGAAAACTTTCCATATAAAGTAATCCACCTAGATGGATGCGAGGCTGATGATGTCATTGGTACTCTTACTATGAATACTCAAGAATTTGGTCAACATGAACCAGTGATGATTGTCTCATCAGATAAAGACTTTATCCAACTCCACAAATACAACAACGTCAAGCAATATTCTCCAATTCAAAAGAAAATGGTAGTTGATAAGAACCCTAGGACTTATAAGTTTGATCATATTTGTCGAGGCGATAAAGGTGATGGCATTCCTAATATTCTATCTCCGGATAATGCTATCATGGAAGGTATTCGTCAATCTCCAATGACTAAGAAAAAAGTTGAACATTGGGCTGATAATGTAGATAACCTAAAACAAATCATGACTCAAGATGAGTATAGGAACTATCAAAGAAATAAAACTCTTATTGATCTTGAAGAGATCCCTGATGTCCACCAAAAAAATATTATAAATACTTATAATGGACAAAAAGTCCCAATGAAAATGAAAGTATTGAACTACTTAATTAAAAAAAGATGCAATCTATTGATTGAATGTGTGGAGGAATTTTACAATGGTTAAACCATTAATATCAGAAGTGTTAGCTAATGCTAATAAATTAAAAACTAAAAACGATAGAGTAAACTATCTAAAAGAACAAGATTGTACAGCTCTTAGGGATATACTACGTATTAACTTTGATGAAACAATTGAATTAGCATTACCACCAGGAGAGCCTCCGTTTAAGAAGTTTGACGCTGAAGGTAAAAGAAAGCCAAAAGAGCTTAGATTTGAGTATCCAAAATTCTCAAATTTTGTACAATCAGCTACGCCAAAACTTAATCAATTTAAAAGAGAGACAATTTTTATTGATCTACTCGAATCTATTCACCCGGACGACGCACAATTATTCTGCACAGCCAAAGATAAAAATCTTAAACTCAAATATGTTACAAAGGCTATGATTAAAACTGCGTTTCCAAATTTAATAAAAAAATAGGAGAATCATACCCAAAAAATCTATATCATGATAGTTTCAATTAACTTAACCCGGAGATTGCTTATGAGTTATATTCAAATTGAACGCCTTAAGAAGGACAGAAACAAGGCACTATACTATCAACGTAAATTATTAAAAAAAGGAAAAGATGTGTTAGCGTACAAGATGGAGAAGAAAATCGCGCATCTTAATCATTTCCTAGATGATATGGAGGCAATTAGCAAGGCGCATTGATAATTCCCCTCAGTGAAATAATGTGAAAATAATTTCACTGAGGGGTTTACATTTGCTAAAAAGTATGATATAATATACTATATTAAACGATAAAGAATTGAATATGAATATTTTTATATTATCAGATGATCCCATCGAAGCAGCGCAACTACAGTGCGATAAACACGTCGTAAAAATGATTGTAGAATCAGCGCAAATGTTATCAACAGTACATAGAATGATAGATGGCGTTATGGAACGCAGACCATCTAAATCTGGTTCTATGCTTCAGTACTTTAAACTTGCCGATGAAAGAGAAGATATTCTATATAAGGCATGTCATTTTAATCACCCATCAACTATTTGGACTCGCGAAGGCTGTTGTAATTATACTTGGCACTACGAGCATTTCATTGCGCTATGCGATGAGTATACATATAGGTATGGAAAAATTCATTCAACAGATACTAAGTTAAGAGAAGCTCTTAAAAAGCTACCTGTTAATATAAAACAAGGTAAAACTCCATATAAGCTAGCTATGGGATCTAATCCAGAATGCGTTGTTAATGAGTTAGGTGGAACAAACGCGGTAGAATCCTATAGAAATTTTTATCAAACAAAACAAGAGAAGTTTAAAATGATTTGGACTAAAAGAAATATACCAGAGTGGTTTAATTATGCCACTGTATGATTTTAAAAATTTAACAACTGGTGAAGTTGAAACAAAGATGATGTCTATTTCATCTATGACAGAATACGTAAAAGATCCTAATATTGAACAGGTACTTTCAGCTCCAAAGATTATTGGAGAAACCGGTGGATCCGTTTTAAACAAAGCAGGCGAAGGATGGAAAGAAGTTCAATCAAGAATTCAAAGTGGAATGCCGCCAGCTGATAGAGGAAATATTAATACAAAATGAATAAAAAACCATTACGTTTAAAGCTAGAACATCTAGCAAAATTAGAACCATTAACACAAAATCAAAAATTAGCATTTGATTCGTTTGAATGTGGTAATCATTTATGTTTGGATGGTTCAGCCGGTACCGGTAAGACTTTCATATCTTTGTATCTGGCTTTAGAGGCAGTGTTTAAAAAGGAATATGATAAGGTTATTATTGTACGATCTGCCGTTCCTACTAGAGATATGGGGTTTCTTCCTGGTACTCAAGAAGAAAAAGAAGATGCTTATACTGCTCCATATAAAGCAATTGTTAATGATCTATTTCAAGATCAAGAAGCTTGGGGTAAATTAATTTCAAGTAAAAGCATAGAGTTTTTAACTACATCGTTTATTAGAGGATTAACAATAAAGAACGCAGTTGTTATTGTAGATGAATCACAAAACTGTAACTATCATGAACTATGTTCAGTTATAACTAGGCTTGGTGAAGACTGTCGATTTATTATGTCTGGCGATTATTATCAATCAGATTTTACTCGCAAAGGCGATCAAGATGGCATTAACCGATTTATTGGTATTATTAAACACATGAACTCCTTTGATCATATTGAATTTAAGTGGGAAGACATTGTTAGAAGTGGCTTTGTACGAGACTTTATTATGACTAAAGAGTTATTTGAAAAGGGCAAATTATAATGAGTAAGTGGAGACATGAAGAAAAAGAAGATATTCGTAACTATGATTTAGAAGCTAGAAATTTAATGAATGGTCTATCAATGAATCAGCGATATGAATTATATCAAATTGTTAATAAAGAAATGAAAAAGCGATGCTCTGATGAACGTAGATCTGAACTAAAAGCTGTAAGAAAGGCTATTGAATCTACTAGGAATATTGATACATATAAATTAAACTTTATTGTCAATGGCTACAAATCAGAAATGGCTCAAAATGGCCGTCCGCAAGATGGCTCTAAAAAACCATGGCGTAAACAAACATGAATATAGGAAACTTTGAACATGAACCAATTGATCTTGGGTATACAGACCTTGTCGCAAAAACTACTAATGCTGGGCGAAAATACGCTGCTCCTAATGGGATTAAGTACCCTTCTATTACTACAGTACTTTCTATATTAAGTGAAGACCATATTCGCGAATGGCGAGCAAGGGTAGGAGAAAAAGAAGCTAATAAAATTTCTAAGAGAGCTTCAACTCGTGGTACTGCTGTCCATTCTGTTTTAGAACGATATGTTGATAATGAAGAAGACTATTTAAAGGATGCAAATCTGATTGTAAAGTCTAACTTTATGGAAGTAAAAGAAATACTTGATAAAAGATTAACTAAAGTCTATGCCCAAGAAGCTGCTTTATATTCAGAACATCTTGGTGTTGCTGGAAGAGTGGATTGCGTTGGTGTTTTTGATGGACAAAATTCTATTATTGATTACAAAACTGCC